GATGGCGCAGGCGCAGGTGCATAATGAGGTGCGCCATGACGTGGCCCAATCAGATGCGCGCTCGGTTTCTGGCACGTTGAACCGTGATCTTGTGAAGCCCTATGTCGATCTCAACTTCGGCGTCCAGGAGCGTTACCCCCGTCTGTCGATCGTCGTCGAGGAAGTCGAAGACACCGACATGATCATGAAGAACGCCTTCCGCATGATCAGCCAGGGCCTGCGTGTCAAACAATCGGAGCTGAGATCGAAGCTAGGTTTCTCTGAACCGGACGATGACGACGAGGTCATCGGAGGGGCGAAGCCCGCTGCCAAGACGGCTGAGGCCCGCAACCGGGCCGAACCAGATGATCCGTATGCCGACCTTGACGAGGTCGAGGATGGTCTCTTTTCCGACTGGGAGGAGGTCATGGGCGATGTGCTGGAACCTGTGCTGGCGCTTCTGGAAGGCGCATCCAGCTACGATGAAGCCAGCAAGATCATCGCCGAATCCTTCCCCCAGCTTGGCGATAAAGCCATGATTGAAACCCTCGTTAAAGCCGCCGTTAAGTCCCGTGCGTCTGGCGAGGCCGAGGATGGCTGAGTTCTCGGATAAGCCGGGCTACGCATTCAGCCCAGGTGCGCCGCCCGAGGTCGCGTCCTTCTTTCGCAATAAGGGCCTGCGGCCGAGCTTTGACTGGCAGGATATCGAACCTGAAGAACACGCGGTGGCCTTCTCGGTCGCCAAGGCGATGCAGGTCGATGTGTTGGAGGCGATCCAAGGCGCGCTGCAAGAGGCGATCGACGAGGGCATTCCCTACGAGCAATTTGCCAAGGAGCTGAAACCGCGCCTGCGCCGCCTCGGATGGTGGGGTGTCAAAGAACAAGTTGATCCGATCACCCGCGAGGTGCGCAAGGTCCGCCTTGGCAGCCCGCGCCGCCTGAAGACGATCTATCGGGCGAATATCCGGTCGGCCCGCGCCGCCGGCCAATGGGATCGTATCCAACGCACGAAGGACGCGCTTCCCTATCTGGTCTATCTGCTCGGCCCAAGTGAGCACCATCGCCCCCACCATGAAGCCAAAGAAGGTCTGGTGTTACCCGTCGATGATCCCTTCTGGCAGAGCTGGTATCCGCCCAATGGCTGGGGCTGCAAATGCCATGTGCGCCAAATCACCAGGCGCGAGGCAGAGCGGCGCGGGATCTCGGACAGCCCGGAAATCCCCATGCGCGATGTTTTCAACCGGCGCACTGGCGAGATCAAGAGCATCCCCTCCGGCATCGATCCCGGCTGGGAGATGAACCCCGGCCTTTATCGTCAGCGCCAGATGGAGCAGTTCCTGGCAGGCAAACTGGACGCGGCCGATCCGGCTGTTGCCCATGCGGCCGCGCGGGACATGGCGGCAAGCTGGCGGTTGCGGCGCATCCATGAGGGCAGTGCTAGGGGCGCGGTGCCTGTGGCGATGTTGCCTGGTGATCTGGCTTCAGCGATCGGCGCGCGCACCCGCGTGGTCCAGTTTTCCGATTACACGGCCGAAAAGACCCGCCGCAAACATGGCGAGGCGACCGCCGACGAGTTCGTTCGGGTGGCTGATCTCCTGGAAACGGCACGTGTGGCGGAGGAGGTTTCGCCAAATGGCACCGTTAGTTTGATCTTCCAGTCGCGGGGGGATGCGCCCTGGAGGCTGGTCCTGAAGCGAACCATCTCCGGAGACGAGATTTTCCTAAGCACTTTTCACCGCACAACAGAGCGCGCATGGCAGCGTATTCTCAGAACGAAGACTGTTTCTCTTGTTAGGGAGTGAACGCGCCTGGAAGGACGGTGTCTCCTTCACGGCTCATGACCGGCTTCCCGCTTGGCTCAGGCGCTCTACGAAAGTAGGCGATCTGCACGGGATTTTCAACCGAACCGCACCAGGCGGTGGAGCGGGGTGCCAATCACGGGCGAAGGTCAATGCGAGCTTCGCCGTTAAACAGGGTTTAAACGGGTCAGGAGCGGCCTTGAGAAAAATTCCGGCTGGCTGTAGCGTCTGACCAAAGATGGCCTTCTCCGGCCCTCTGAGCGCCTCACCCGAAGACACCCTGGATACATGATCTTCAACCCGACAACTGTCGGGGCGCAATCTCTTGTGCGGGCGGGGCATTGTCGCCCCATGACAGTGAACACTTCCATTCAAACAATCGCGCTGGCGCTGAATGCGTCTGGTGATGCTGTGCCCGACTGGATCCAGCTCACACCGGCAGGCCCCGACATTGAGGGGCGTGACGGTCGCAAATGGGTTTTGCCGAACCCCGAAGAGGTCGTTGCCGCGTTCAAACGCAACGCTGCCGATCTGCCCGTGGACTTCGAGCATGCCACCCAGGTGAAAGGTGCCAAGGGCGAGCCTGCCCCTGCGATCGGCTGGATCAAGGATCTGGAAGTTCGGGGCGGTGCGATTTGGGGCCGTGTTGAATGGAACGAGGTCGGACAACAAGCCATCGCTTCCAAGGGCTATCGCTATGTCAGCCCCGTGTTCACGTTCAAAAAGGCCGCTGGCGACATCCTCAAGATGATTTCTGCCGGTCTGACCAACCAACCAAACTTGCAACTCGCCGCTCTCAACACCGAGGGCGATCAGGAGGAACCTGCCATGAACAAGGCGATCCTTGAGGCCCTTGGCCTGTCTGAGGGCGCATCCGAGACGGATGCCCTGACGGCGATCAACAAGCTGAAATCCGACGAGGCAACCGCGCGTAATCGCGCCGACAATCCCGACGCCTCGAAATTCGTGCCGCGTGCTGACCACGAGCTGGCGCTGAACAAGATCAAAACCTTCGAGGAGGCCGAGGCTGAACGCGAGGCGCAAGCGATCAATGCCGCCGTCGATGCCGCCATCGAGGCGGGCAAGATTGCTCCGGCCAGCCGTGATTATCACGTCGCCGCCTGCCGCGATGAGGGTGGCCTCGAGCGCTTCAAGAAGATGGTGCAGGCCAGCCCCGAGATCGTCGCCAAGAGCGGCCTCGATGGCAAGGAAGCCCAAGCTCTGAACAAAACCGCTCTGACCGACGAAGAGCGGGCCACCTGCCGCGCCCTGGGGATGTCCGAAGAGGACTTCATCTCGGCCAAGACTGACGAGAACAAGGAGTAACCCGACATGATGGTCACAGCCGCATCCCTCACCGCCCTTCAGGTCGGTTTCAAGAAGAACTTCCAGGACGCGTTCACCGCGACCCGGCCCAATGCCGACTTCACCCGTGTCGCTACGGTCATCAATTCGACGTCGAAGTCGGAGACCTATGGCTGGCTCGGTAAGTTCCCGAAAATGCGGGAATGGGTCGGTGACCGTGTGATCAAAGACATGGAGGCCAAGGGCTACACGATCACCAACAAGGATTTTGAAGCCACCGTTGGTGTCGATCGCAACGACATCGAAGACGACAACCTCGGTGTCTATGGCCCCTTGATGCAGGAAATGGGTGTAAGCGCCGCACAACAGCCTGACGATCTGACCTTCGGCCTGATGGCACAGGGCACGACTGAGACCTGCTATGACGGTCAGTATTTCTTCGACACCGATCACCCCTCGTTCGATGAGAACGGCGGCGCGATCACTGTGGCGAACGTCGATGCCTCTGGCGCGGTTGGAAACCCCTGGTGGTATCTGCTCGATGTGACCCGGCCGCTGAAGCCGATGGTCTACCAGGAGCGCAAGAAGCCCCAGTTCGTTTCCAAGACGGACCCGCAGAACTCCGATCATGTCTTCATGAAGAAGGAATTCCTCTACGGTGTCGACGCGCGCTGCAACGTGGGGTTCGGCCTCTGGCAGATGGCCTATGCGTCGAACGTCGCGCTCAATGGCGACAGCCTGGATGCGGCGATCGAGAAGATGCGCGGTCTGCGCGACAGCAACGGCCGCCCGCTGGGCATCAAGCCGAGCCTGCTGGTTGTCGGTCCCAAACTGCGCTCCGACGCCAACAAGACCGTCAAGGTCATGCTGGGCGAAGGCGGTGCGTCGAATGCCAACTATGAGGCGGTCGAGGTTCTCGACACCCCGTGGGCCGCGTGAGGAGCTGAGAGATGACTGGCAAGTTCCTGATCGCCGCAACCGTCGCCGCCGGGTTTTGGCGCTGCGGTCGGCATTTCTCCCAAAGCGGGATCGTGGTCGATGTGGACGAGTTCACCGAAGAAGAGTGGGCTCGCCTGAAGGCCGAGGCCAAGCTGCGTATCAAGGAAGCATCGGACGACGATGCCGCCGCGATCGAAGAGCGGCTTGAGAAGATCGCGGAAGCGGTCGCCACTTTCTCGGCCGAGGACTTCCAGCGCGACGGCAAGCCCAAGCTCGACAGCTTGAACGCCCTCCTGGGCGACGAGCTGGGCAAGATCTCCGGCGCGGAACGCGACCGCGTCTGGGAGGCCATGAAAGAAAACGGGTTCGAAGCGCCAACCGCTTCGAGCTGACCAATACCTGAGGGGGGGCAACTGGTCCGGGCCGCAAGTCCGTCAGCACCCATAGACCGCCGGTTGGAAAGCCCTTCGGGGCACCGGCGCAGGGGACGCCCAGAGCGTAGCGCCAAGCGAAGCCCCCAACACGCCGCGACCTGGGCATGTCAGAAAAACTGCCTCTGAATTCAAACCCGGCACGCGGGCAAGCAGACATCCCCCCAGGTGGCGCGCGCGTCGGAACAGCCCGGTCGGTGGAGTGGCAGCACTGCTGGCCGGGCAACCCAAACAGAGGACGATCATGGCCTACGCCACGCAAGACGATATCATCACGCTCTATTCCGAGGACGCGCTCTATGTCGCGGATCGGGATGGTGACGGCGTGGTTGATGCCGATGCAGTGGCCCGTGCCCTGACCTCGGCCTCCGGTGAAATCGACAGCTATATCGGCGTGCGTTACAGCCTACCGCTTGAGGCCGCACCCGAGCTGCTGAAACAGTTCTGCGTGGACGTTGCGATCTACCGTCTGGCGCTGTCCCGCGACGTGCTCTCCGAAGAGCATCGCCGCCGCTATGAAGACACGATCAAGCACCTCGACAAGATCGCCAAGGGCACCGCGTCCTTGAACTTGCCTGGTCCCGTGGATCCCGACACTGGCGAAGCCACCCAAACTTCACCGCGCCCGATCGTGGCCGGTGGCCCTGCGCGTGAGTTCACCCGCGAGAAAATGCGGGGGCTTTGAGCATGGCCGGTGTAACCGCATCCCTGACCACCGAAGGGCTTGATGCCGCGATCAAACGGCTGAGCCGCCTGGAAGGGTTCCAAATGGCCGAGCTGACCGACGCGGCCGGGGCCATTCTGGAAAGCTCCACTCGCGGCCGCTTTGACACCAAGATCGCACCGGATGGCGCGGCCTGGGTGCCGTGGTCCGAAGCCTATGACGACACCCGCGAAGACCGCCATTCGCTCCTCGTTGAAGAGGGCGACCTGCGTGACAGTATCGCCAGCTATTCGACAGGCGGCGAAGTCCATGTGGGGTCGAACCTGATCTACGCCGCGCATCATCACTTTGGTGGCGACGAGATTGGCAGCGGCATCCCCGCGCGTCCCTATCTCGGGATCTCCGACGAGGACGAGATCGACCTGGCTGACCTGGTCACCGGCAAACTGGAGGAGCTGTTGCAATGAGCGAGACACTGCTTTCCGATCTGCCCAAGACCGTTTGCACTATGGTCAAATCCTTCATGCCTGATCTGGCCGAGTGCAAACCGCATGCGGGCAAATTCTCTCTTGAGGAGCTGAAGCGCAAAGGTCTGCCGTCACCATCGGTCCTGGTCTCGGTTCTGGGGGCCAAGCAAGACACTACCTATGCGGGGCACGCCACCAGCTTCATGCTGCAGATGGCGGCCTATGTCGTGGTCAAAGATGGGCTGGGTGCGCCGCGCGACGTGCGTGCGGCGAACATCTGCCAAAAGATCCTGTCATTTGTTCCTGGTCACAACTGGGACAATCAAGCGATCGGCGAAGCCCGCAATGTCCGGATGCATACGCTGGTCTCAAGCAAGACCAAAGACCATGCCGTCTCGCTCTGGGCCGTTACCTGGGATCAGCCGATCAGCTTCTTTCAGCCTGAAGCCCGTCCTCTTGGTGCCGAGCTGTATGTCGCCCAGGCACCGGCAATCGGTGCGGACCACGAAGGCGACTATGAAGAAATCGGAGAGCAAGGCTGATGGCTTATGAAAACGCTGAAGCGGATCGGATGATCGCAAACCTTATCGAATATGCCGAGGTGATCGCGGTGAACCCGGCCGAGGGTACCGCTCAGGTCAAGATCGGAAGTGATCTGGAAAGCCCCTTCATTCCGTGGCTGAGCGAGCGCGCTGGTCCGAACCATTCCTGGTGGCCGCTTGAGGTCGGCGAGTGGGTTGTTATCGCCTGCCCAGGTGGCAACATCGCCCGCGCCGTCATTCTCGGCTCTGTCCCGACTGGTCGCTTCCCGCCGCATGGAGCGGAAGGTGTCTGGCGTCATAGCTTTGCCGATGGATCCTATATCGAGTTCTCGGGCGGAAACTTCACGATCAAGGCCACTGGTAACGTCAAGATCGAAGCAGCGAGGATTGATCTAAACTGATGCCAGCCGTCACCCGCATAACAGACACGTGCACTGGTCACGGATGCTTCCCGCCTCGTCCCTCAACGGGAGCGAGCGGTGATGTCTACGTCGAGGGGCTGGCTGTTCACCGCCAGGGCGATACCTGGGCGGCGCATGGCTGTCCGGATTGCCCGCCGCATGGTGGCGCATTGGCCAGTGGCTCGGCCACCGTCTTCGCAAACGGAAAGCAGTTGGGCCGCATCGGAGATCCGGTGTCGTGTGGTTCGATTGTGGCAGTTGGTGCGTCAACAGTATTCGCAGGAGGATGACCATGATTAAGAAGCAGGATTACAGCGTCAACGCCGATGGCTGGGTTGCCGGTAAATGGCGCGCCCGTGGCAGCATCGTATCGCTGACCACTGCCGAAGCCAAATACGAGAATGTCACTCTGAAAAAAGACGAAGGCCCCAAGGTCGAGCTGACCGGCTCCCTGGATGACCCGACTGTCAAGTCCACCGGCTTGGCAGACAAGGCCAAAGCTGAAACCACCAAACGGAGCCGCAGCAACAAATGATCGGCATGAACAGGCATACGGGCCGGAAGATCGAGGGGGCGGCGCATCTGGCGCAGTCGATCCATGATATTCTGACAACGCCCAAGCGCTCGCTGGTGATGCTGCGAGACTACGGCTCCGATTTGCCTGACGTGATCGACCAGCCGCTCAATGGCGAGACCATGATCGACGCCTATCTGGCGACGGCCGAGGCGCTGGACCTTTGGGAGCCGCGCATTGATCTCGCCCGGATCGAACTGATTGCCACCCGCGCGGGCTATGCCGAGTTCGAGCTGTATGACGCCGAAGGCAACGTGATCCCGATGCCTGTCGATCTGAATGCAGGGGTGACAGCATGAGCGGGTTTACCTCTATCGATCTGAGCAAGCTGCCCGCACCCGAGGTCATCAAGACCGT